ACCCGCCCGGTAGGTGTTTTTTACGGACAACCGGATAAAGAAATCCGTTCCCAAAACTATCCCTACATTACTATTGATTTAATTGATGTTGCAGAGGATACCTCCCGTGCACACCGTGGCAATATAAAGCTAACTTATACGCCTGAAGGTGTAACCGACACAAACAAAATTGTAGAGTATCCAATCCCTGTAGACCTGTACTATCAGGTCTCAACATGGAGTCGCCAACCTAGACATGATCGCCAACTAATGGCTGCATTGTTCTCGTATGGTAGACTTCCTTTTAGATTTGGAAGCCTCCCCATAACTGAAGACGATACTATTCGTCGTTTAGATATGATGGGATTTTCAAAAAGAGACACTGTTGAAGGTGGCAAGCGCCTCTTTAGCAATGTCTACAATATACGAGTAAGCGCTGAAATATTTCAGAGCCAACTCATGCAGATGTACAAAGTACTACACGAGCCTACAATTACGTATACCCAGCAGTTCGACACGTTTACAATAACACCATAATTTGGCCCCCCCAAGAAAACAACCTAACCCTAAGGAGTAAACCGGAATGGCAACATACAGTCGCCCGGGAGTCTTTATCCAAGAAGTGGCTCTTCCACAGATCGTTCAGTTAGCAGATACTGGTAATGCAGTAGGTGCAATGGCTGGTGCGTTGCCAATCGGTAACACAACAGCACCTGTACTAACAACTAACTGGTCTGACTTTGTGAAGAACTTTGGCGGATTAAATGATTCCTACCCAACAACTTGGGCTGCCTACAACTTTTATGCTAATGGCGGCCGCAATTTATACGTAAAGCGTGTAGTAGGATCAGGAGCAGCAAAGGGAACTATTACAGTTACCGATGGTGCAACAGGATCTACAACACTTACCGCAACAGTAACAGCTGCATCAGCAACTTCTGGTACAGTAACTTACACAGCTAATAACACATTTACAGTAGGACAGACAGTATCTATTACTGGCCTATCCACAAGTGCGTTTAACCTAACATCAGTAACTATTGCTACTCGTTCTGCTACACAGTTTACCGTAACTAACGCAGCAACTGGAACAGCAGTTACAGGAGCAACAGCGACAGCTACAGTTACCTATACAAACGTACCTGCAACTTCATTTACTATCTCAGCTCTTACTGAAGGCGCATGGTCAAGCAGCTATGGAGTTCTTATTGTTCCAGCTGGTGTATCAACACGTTTTGGACTAGTTGTTTATGGTCCACCACTTGTAGCTGGAGTTCTTACCTCAAATCCTCTAGAACAGTACACAGATCTAAGTATGGACCCAACAGATAAGTACTACTTTGCTTCTGTTCTAAATACATCATCTAATCTGATTCGTATTACAGGAACTATTACAAATAGCGTATTCCCAGGAACAGCGGGAACAACACCTACTCTATTTGCTAGCGGTTCTGATGGTGCAGCAGTAGCACGCACTGACTACTACAATGCTTCAGGCGGAACCGTAACAGGTGCTTGGTCAACATTTGACCCAATCCAAAACCCACTTGTTATCTACAACCCAGATGCAGCATATGCAGCAAGCTCAAGTCTTACACAGCAACTACATGGTGATGCTGTTATTTATGCAGCTAGCCGTGAAGATGCGTTTGTTGTTATTGACACGCCTTCTGGACTATCAGCAACAGCAGCACAAGAAAGCGTAACTTCTACAGTTGCAGTTTTCTCAGGCGCAACAGCTGGAGGAATTGCAGCAGCGTACTACCCATGGATTAATATCCCTGATGCAACAAAGATTCCTGGAGCACTACGTCTTCAGGCTCCTGGTGCAGCAGTTGTAGGTCAATACTTGGCTACAGATGCAGTACGCGGTCCAGCTAAGACACCTGCTGGTCTTAATAATAAGATTGCTCTTGCAGTATCTACTGAAAAGCAATTTACAAACGCTGAACTTGATTCAATCAATACTTCAGTTGATCCAATCAACGCTATCCGTAATGTTCCAGGTGCTGGAATTGTTATTATGGGTGGCCGCACATTGGAAAACACACCAAATAACCGCTACATCAATATCCGTCGTTCACTAATCTACATTAAGAAGGAAATTACAGACCGTGCTTCCTTTGCAGTGTTTGAGAACAATGACGAAAAGTTGTGGCTTGATATTCGTACAGCCCTTGGTACCTTCTTACGCAATTATTGGAATGAAGGCGGTCTTCGTGGAGCAGACCCATCACAAGCGTTTTACGTAAAGTGCGACGCGTCAACTACTAGTTTCTCAGACATCCAGAATGGCCGAGTAAACATTGAAGTAGGCGTTGCTCTTCAATACCCAGCAGAGTTTGTTGTCATTAAGCTAGGACAACTAACCGGAAACGCTCAAGCGTAAGGAGATAGAATAAAATGGCCACACCATATACAAACCCACTAAGTACCCTTGCGACTGATCCAGTTCGTAATTTTCGGTTCTTGGTAACCTTTTCACCACTTGATAGTAAAAAGACAGGTACCTGGGGAACAAAATTTGGAACATTAGGTTTTGTTTCTTTGTCAGGTCTCACAGTATCTACAGAACCTATTGCATACCGTGAAGGCGGATACAATACAAACGTTCACCAAATCCCAGGTCAGTCAAACTTCACCCCTATCACACTCTCAAAGGGTGTTATGTTAGGTCAGAATGACAACCACTTGTGGATGAAGCGTCTGTTTTCAGTACTAACACCTTCTGCATCAGCAGGAGTTGGTATGGATTTCCGTTGCAATTTGGACATTCAAGTACTAAGCCATCCAAACCCTGGCGCATTTGCCGGTGTTGAAGAAGGTCAGACAAAAACAGTTGATGATAAGTTAAATCAGCACACATCATTGCGTTTTAGAGTCTACAACGCATGGATTAGCTCTTTATCTTACAGCAATTTAGATGCAGGTTCTAATACCCTTATGGTAGAAGAAATGCAGATTGTGCACGAAGGTTTTGACGTTAAGTATGCAGCTGATTATTCAAAAGCATCTAGCGACAAGACAAAATTCGACGCTACCGCGTAAAAATTAACATAAAAGGAAAATAATATGACTACTGATACAACTATAAATGCGGCACAAAGTCCTGAGTTGGCCAATAAGCTAGCAGCTGAAGCAATGAGTTCTGCTAATCAGGAGACAGCTAAATCTTCTATAAAAGTGAAGATGGATCTGCCTCCTGATACAGAAGTTGAATTACCTGCTGGCTTATTGGATCCAATTACAGGTCACATATCAAAAACTGCGGAAGTTCGTGAACTTACCGGAGCAGATGAGGAAGCAATTTCTAGAATTTTAGACCCTGGTAAAGCAATGCTTGCTATCTTAGATAGAGCAGTTGTTAGTATTGGGGAAGAAGATGGCTCTAAAGATATTGTAGACGTTCTCTTATCTGGAGACAGAGAAATGTTGCTTCTTGCAATTAGAAAAGTTACTTTTGGTGCAGAGGTAAAACTAGGTCCTGGACCTTGCCCATCTTGTGCTGAAGATCAAATTTTTACTATTGACTTAGATAAAGATGTTCCAATTAAAGCTTTAGAAGGAGATAGAGAGTTCTTTGTTGATTGTAAAATTGGCAAAGTGTTAGTTAGATACCCTAGTGGCAATACCCAAAAAGACTTAATAAATTCCGCTACTAAAACATCTGCTGAATTAGACTCTATTATGTTAAAGCATTGTGTTCTTCAAGTTAATGGCAAAGATATTATTGACCCTAACTTTTCCAAGACACTTGGTATGAAAGATCGCAGAACAATTTTAGAAGAAATTGGTAAGCGAAACCCTGGACCACAGCTTAACTTACTTAAGTCAACTTGTAGTTTTTGCGGCTCGGAGGTGCCGTTGCCACTAACCCTGGCAGATCTCTTTCGAGAATGAGTTTAGTTATGAACTACTCATGGATACTTATGAACTATTAAGTCAAGAGTATCCTGGGTGGTCCTTAACAGAATTACGTTCCCTAACACTTAGGGAACGAATTAATTGGTTAAAGAAAGCTTCGACTAGAGCAAGGCGGTGATGTAAATGGCTGGTACAGCGGGTAATAATACAACCCCTGCAACAGACGGCCCTAGCGGCTACTCTGCATCCCCAAATGACGCAGCTTTTGAAGACATGCCAAAAGAGATGCTCAAACTCTTTAAAGATGTTGATAAGTATGTAGACAGTATCCTTAAAAAATGGGATAAGTCTATTAAAGACACTAAAGATGCCACCAAGCAATTAAATAAAGATAAGCCTGGTGGATCTTTAGGTCTAGGAAGCTTCACTCGCTCCGAGAAGGCCATGGGCGTCATGCTGCTTGGGGCGGGCATATCCAAGAGTTTAATGGGCATGTCTCCAGATACTATGGACGCTGTTACTCAACGTTTGGGTGCTGATAGTTTTGCAGGCCTCAGTGGGATGTCCTCACGTCAAGCCATTACTCGGGCAAACAAAATGGTTGGTGGCGGAGCTACCAGCGCCATGGGCCCTACAATGGCTGCTATGGCTACTATGTACGGTGGTGGCTATACAGCCTCATCTAAATCTTCACAAAGCATTATGCAACAACTTGGTGGACTTAGCGCCATGACGGGTGCCTCTAACGAAGAGGCGGCCGCATCTGTTGCAGGCATGAACGGAATGAAGTTCCTACGTATGGGAGTTAGAATCCGTGATGACAAGGGCAACTTGCGCCCAATGAATCAAATCATCAATGAAACCTATAATGCTCTTTATCGTGGCCAAAAGATTACTAAAGAACAGGCAGCATTAATATTAAACCCTGGATCTAAGGGGTATCAAACTCTTCAAATGATTACCGGTGGTGACACCAATTTGATGAAGACTCTTCAAATGGGCATCATTGCTAGAGCGCAAGGCGGTGCCATTACCTCTGCGGAAATGAAAGACCCAAATAAAATGCTTGATCGCATGGGTGTTGATGAAAGCAGCCCTCAAAGAGCTAACTTTAGATTCCAAACAAGTGAAGCTAGAAAACTTGAGTCTACTGAACAAGGTTTGGTTGGCGGCTATAATGTAAGTTTAAGAACTACCGCATCCCTTAACGACGCGTACAGTAAAATGGCAGATTTACTTGGCCCTATTAACGACGGCCTTATGACACTAAAAGGAATTTTACAAACACTTCCTCAAGCAGGAAACATGGGCGGATCTATCGCAAGTATGTTTTCTACTGCAGCCAGCTTTGGTGCAAACATGATGACAATGGCCGACTTGGGCGGGGGCGGGGGCGGGGGCGGCCTAGGAGGAATTTTTGGTAAATTTGGTAAAGGAAAAACACCAAACCTAGCCGGAACACCAAAGAGTGGTGGATTTGGCAATCTTAAGGCAATGGGTAAAGTTGGTAGAATGACTGGTCTTGGTGTAGTTGCTATGGCTGGAGACTCCGCAGCAGGCTTTTTAGACAGAAATGTTGGCGGAAGTGAGTCACTACATACCCGTGGTAAGGCTGCGGCAGGCATCGGTACATCCGCTGCGACTGGTGCAGCGATAGGAAGCATCCTTCCAGGTCCTGGTACAGCAATTGGCGCTGTTCTTGGAACAATTTGGGGTTTGATTAAGCACGGTGACGAATTAGTTACTGGTCAATCTGATCCTGACGGTGGCGAAAATGTTCAGATGAACTTGGGTGGGGCAGAATCTAGCGCACCTGCAAAAAATAAAATTTTACCTGTACCTAAAGGAACTACAGTTAGCTCACCTTATGGTCCTAGATCTGGTGCAGCAGCAAGAGCCGCAAAAGAAGGAAGAAAGATAAGTTCGTACCACCACGGTATAGACTATAAAGTACCTTCTGGCACCTCAATTGTTGCTATGGATTCAGGTGTTGTTACAGAAACTGGAAACCAACCATCTGGTTACGGTAACTACGTTACTATTAAACATGCTGACGGCACCAAAACTAGATATGCTCACTTAAGGCAAATTGGTGTTGCTAAAGATCAAAAAGTAGCTGCAGGACAATTTATTGGTAAATCTGGTGGTGGAAAGAACGACCCAGGAAAAGGAAATTCAGGGGGCGCTCACCTACACTTTGAAATATTAAACAAAGCCGGAGTTAAGGTAGATCCTGCAACTTGGCTACTTGGAGCTGACGCCACAAGCCTTAGCGGTATGTTACAAACCGCAACTAGAACTAAAAACTTTTTAACTAACGGATATAATGCCTTTGATCCTAGTGGAAAATCGTACTCTAGTCCAGAATTATCAACTATTCTTGGAGAAACTGGTAGCCCAATTGACTTTGCTACTTTGCAGCAACGATATGGCGGTGCTGGATTAGAGTCACTTATTAATTCTGTAAGAGATCCGTATAGTGGTCCAGTTACTACAAATAAAAAACAACTAATGCGCACAATTGCTAGACAAGGTTTTAGTAATGCATCATTAAAAACAGCTTATGCAGTTGCTATGGCAGAATCAGGTGGCCGTTCAAATGCTATTGGAGATGTAAGCCTACAGAATGATAAATGGGGTCCAAGCATAGGATTATTCCAAATTCGTTCTTTAAAAGATTGGCAAAAGTACAACGATGAGTACAGAGATGCTAAAAGACTTCCTAACCCAGACTTTAACGCAGCTGCGGCATGGCGGAAGAGTAATCAAGGATCAAACTGGAAGCCTTGGTCTGCATATACCAACACTGCTTTCCTAAAACATCTTCCAGAAGCTGATAAAATTGCCGAAGAGACTCATCTTGGAGGTCCTATGGGTGAGGCTATGAACCTAGGGGCACCATCTAGCCCAGCCGGCCATAGCATGTCTGGTGGATCTGCTACTGTAACTACTAACAGAAATGTTAATATTCAAGTACATATGGATGTTAAACTATCAGGGGCTACAGCAGCCTCTGCAGAACAAATGATTAAGATATTTACACAAAAACTAGAAACTTCAGCTAAATTAAAAGAGATTGGAAGCTCACTCTAATGGCCACTACATGGGAGTTTTTTTACACTGTTGAGGTGTATCACGATCTTGACGGTTTATATGATGATGTAAACTATAAAGAAGGTTTTGATGTTCTTGTTGATGAATTTACCTCTGGAACAAAACCACTGCTTAAGATACATGATGAGTATAGAGCAGGTGGTACGGGAGTAGTAAAAGATACTAACGGTTTTTATACAAAACCTGTAGCTCAAACAGGCATATATAGAACGTATAGTAAAATGCCTGTTAATGCAGATCTTATTAACTATGTTAGATTTTACATGCAAGAAAAAGAAAACGGAAATATTATAAACACTTTTTGGTTGCCAAACGACGTATTAAAAGAAGTAAAACTTGTAAAACCTGCGGGAAAAGAAAGTATGATTGACGTTGGAAAACTTGTACACATAAAGTCAAATCGAGCAAATGCTACTACCGGTGCTCCAGAAACAAGCGGTGCACCAAGTAGATACCCAGGTGTTAAAGTAAACCAGCAGGGTGGAACAACATATAGAATTCGCACAACATTTCTTAAAGCTGGGGCGGGTAAAGATTTTGCACCACCTTTTACAATGTCAGCAAAAATTAAACCAGAAGATTATGATTATGCTGGTGCAGTTAGAAATACTAGTGTGACTACGGTTACAATTACTAAGTGTGCTGGAGTAAACCCAGCAGTTAGGGTAACTGCAGCAAAATTACCTACAGATATGCCTGACTCAATTAAAAATTGGTCAATGACCGGCGTTATTGTTGAAGGAAAACCGGGTATTTCAGGCACCTCTAATGCTACAGTTGTGTATGATGCATGTGGTGAAGATGGTACTGGTAAAAAACCTAGATGGATTGGCATTAAAACACAAAATATACAACAGCCAAATCCTAAGAACGAATATCTTTACACAATAGCTACTTGTGGTACCACTACAGATACAGCCCTTAATATAGTTGTTAAACCAACTACAGAACCTATGCAAAAAACGGGACCTGTAGTTTGGGGTATGAGACCAGGTAAAACAGTTGACGCTTGGAGAAAAATTCAATATAATGCAATTATAGGTAACTGTACTACCAAAGCTATTACTGAACAAGATGATGATGATTCAACAACTATGAAACCACCAGTTGAGACTCAGCTACCTACCGACAAACTTCGTTGGAATCCGCCCCCACACCGCGTTACATCAACAGAGCCTTTTGGTACACGCATGTCTACTTTATATGAGTCAGCTTCTAACGGGGCTAATTTAAATACCCAAGAAAGGTATAATTTTACCCCCGAGTTTGTTGCAATGGCAGAAGCCGCTGCAAGAGGAAGATATTATAAATTTGAAAAATTAAGAATTTTTCAAGATAATTTTGGTGCAAAATCGTTAAATAGAGCGTACAAAAAAACTGCAAAACAAGTAAGCGGCACAACAGGCAATAATAACCTGTGGGGTTTTAGAGCAACCTATAACCCAACTACCTTTAGCTACTCAACAGCAGCTAACACAGATGTTGATTGGACTTTGGGAGCAAAAGACCCTGCTATTTTGCTAGCAGGAAATCAAACGGTGTCTTTTGATCTGTATTTAAATAGAATTGCGGACATGTCTGAGTTAAATTTCCGTGCCGGAGTTGATTTAAGTCAAACGTCTAAGTCGTACCCAAGAAAATTAGAGCCTGAAGAAGCTAATGGAATTTACTATAGAGGCACAGAGTATGATCTAGAATTTTTATATAGAGTTGTAACAGGAGACCCTGAAAAGAAAAACCTTCTTTTATCACCACATTATAGAAACCTTGGCGGAGTAACTGCAGATCTTGGATATACTACGGCTGTACCTTGTTGGCTTTATTTAAATGAAAACATGCGTTATTAT